TCATATACATCAATTTCTCTACCTTCTGCCAATGAAAAGTCAACAACATCCGTACTTCTAAAAGTTACCCCTTCATTAGAATCAATTTGCAGGCCATCTTTTATTTTAAGATAAAATCTATCGTCTGGTTTATTAACCGAACCACTTCCTACACTTGGTACAAGTTGATAAACCGTCAATGTAGTAACGGCCGGTGATGTTAGTTTGGGTTTATATCCCATTGATTGTGCTAAAGCTAATACATTTTTCTTTTCACTTGCATATGATAGTATTGATTCTTTTAATTGGGTATCTTGATAAAAAGATAACATGTCTCCAATTGCAGCTGCCTGTTCTATAAAAATAGAACCAGGGGAAGCTTCACTAAAATCAGAATATGAATCTGGAAAATAAGTTTTAGTAAAATCAATTAAATTTTGTTTTAATGTTGCAAAATCTTTGCCAACATAATTAAAATTTTTATTTTGATTTCCCCAACTTTTATCTGAAGGTTTAAGTGCCATTATTAATTATTTACATTTATTTGTATTGTTTCGGTCAAATTAGGATTTGATATCAATGAAAATTTTATATCCAACGCAATCCTATTATTATCTATATCATTATTATCATAATCAAATATAATTTGATTTATATTAATGTTTGGTATCCAACTTTGAACGGCATCTAATATAGATGATTCTATTCTATTCTCTAAATTTTCTCCGTCAATTTGTTCAAAAACCAATAACCAAATGTCACAACCAAATTCGGGTTGTTGTACTCTTTCTCCTTTTTTTGTTAAAATTAAATTTTTTAAATTATCTTTGGCTTGAGATAGGGTAGTGTAACTAACAGGAAAAATACCATTAGAATCGGAAACTCTATTTATTCCAATACCTAATATTTTATAATTATTCTGTGTTAAATCGGTTACATTAACTTTTCCTAACTCTATCGCCATTATTTAAATCTTTTAACTAATTCCGAATAATCTCGTGTCAACGCTTTTATCGTAGCATCTTGTAATCCATCACCTGTTGATTCAAACGTTGGAACATTAGATGGTACATTTACATCTCTAAAATCCATAGTTTCCCACTCACTTTCGTCAACCCTCAATTCAGGCTTAATCATATCTAATACACTTCCAACCGCTTGTGCACCTTCTTTACGTTGTTCTGCAGAAAATGGTTGAGTCATATTAAGAATCTCATTAATCATTGGGTCTTTTGAAAATTCTCTTTGTGGTCTTTGTGTTTGTTGAACCGGTTGTTGTCTTTTAACCGATGTAGGGGTAACGTCAGTCATCTCTCTCAATGATGGAGTAGATGGTTTCTTTTGTGAGTTTAATGTAACTGCACCAGATTTAATAAGTTTAACAAGTTCTTCTTTTACTTGTAACTTAACTTCGTTTTTAACAACTTCTTTAATTAAAGTTAATAAAATTTCTGATTTCATAATAATTGTTTTGTATATGTTTAGTAATAAATATTGAAAGTTAAAATTTACCCAATAGTAACCTTTTGGATTTGTGATGCGTTTGCAAGTGCTTCTTTTTCTTCTTTCTCTTTTTTCAATGCCAATTCTACTTCTTTGATTTTTTCTCTAGCCTTATCATCCTGATATGTAGAAGTTAATGCGGTTTGTATAGCTTGTGGTAAATTTTTTATTGATTCTAAAAACTCTTTATCATCTCCTTCGGTAACGTCTCCCAATGCATCAAACCCTATTGCCAAAGAATTCAAAACTAAATTTGGAGTTCTCGCCGCATTCTTTAATACTGCGGATGGATTTGATATTGGTTTTACTACATATCCCACCCATGGTTGAATTCCAGGTGCAGGAGGTGCAGGTGGAGGATATTGACAAAAACATTCAATATAACCTGTTAATGTTAATAGATGTAATGCTGCCGATGCAATAAAACTCATTAAAAATGGTGAAAATGGTGTAACAGGTTCTACTAATATTGGTGTCCATATACCAGGAAAAATACATTGACCGGTGATTGTTCTTAAATTTTTTACTGACCCAATGCATGGTATAATTGGTGTTTTAATTGTTGATAATTGCGCAGCCATCCAATAAGCTTTAACTGCAAGTCCGATATTATCCAATAATGTTTTAGTATCTGAAATGTTGGTCACTTGTAATATTCCAAATAAAGTATCTTGCATTAATTGTTTGTTTCCAAACTCAACCGCCAAATTACTTAACATAGTACCTCCACCACCTTTAATTACAGAATCATATTCATCTGCAAGTTCATGTGCAAACATAAACATATTTAATTCGTCTTTCAAAGTTTCTGCTAATGGATTATCAAATATAGTATTTGTAATACTTTCACCGGATTTTTCTACAATCGTTAGTTTTTGGATACTTCTAACTTTTGACATACCAATTAACATATTGATATAAAAATCAGTCCAGGATGCACTTTCACTATGTTTAAATAAATCAAAATTCATTATATTAAGATTTACTTAAATAATTATTCATAGATAACATTGTTTTAAGTGATTTTTGTATATCTCTAAATGCTCCTTGATTTAGTGGTGGCAATTTTGTTTTACCTGCAGGGGTCAAATATTGTTGTGCAATTATCTCATCAATTAATTTAGATAATATTTGAACCAATTCACCTCCTAATACCATTTTTTGTACATCTGCACCTGCATCTCCAATACCTACATTTTTTCCAATAAAAACCTTACCATTATCTGAATTTAAAAATATTTGATTACTGCCATCCGAATGAATTGTTATATTTTTATTATTGTGTATGTATATTTCTTTTTCCGCATCAATTGAGAAATTACCATCGGTTATTATTCCTGTATTTCCTTTACCAAACATAATGAATTCACTTGCTTTGGCTGATAAAATAATTCTATCGGAATTTACAAACAATTGATTACCTGTTAATTTTTCCGAAACTGGATAATTTTTAAATGCAATTTTAGATTTATTTATCGTTTCTTTAAATGGTACTTTTATTTTATTAGAAGTTATATAAACCGATGTACCATCTTTATTTATATCCTCATCTATTAAAGTTCCAATTGGTTTTGAATCCAATTCTGAATTTTGTTTATTTCTTATGAAAATTCCAGGTGATGAAGTTTTTCCATCTTCCGTTAAAAAGAATTCACTAAAACGAATTGTGTTACCAACTCTTCCACTTAATATCGTATCACCTTGTTTTGGATTTAAAAATTTAATTTTTTCATTTATACCATACTCTCCGGTATTTTTTTTTGGTTTTGTCGCAGTGGTTTTTGGTGCGGCCGTATTTTTTCTATAAGCTAACCCAGTCATATCATCACCTGCCTCTATAATATTATCTTCAGGCAATGTTGCAGCATATGTTATATAATCTCTCCTATAATTTGAATATGGTGTTTTTGAATATGGCAACCAAAATGTAAGACCATGTAGTTTTAATATAACCACAGTTTCTCCTTTAATTGGAAATGTAAAATTATTTTTATCAAATGGATGTGCAATATCACTTATTCCAATTGTATCTTCAAAATCATAAGTTATTGCACCATATTTTCTAGAGTCGTAGTCTGCAAATTTATCATTTCCATTATATATAGATACATTATCTTCGGTTGTAGTATCATCTCTATTTATCGGTTCAAATGGAGTACCGGTTGGATATACTTTGTCAACTGTAGCTAAAAATGATTCTATATTTGTCATTATAATTTAGTTTTGATTTCTTCAATTTCAATTTCTAAATCACCCATTTTTTCTTTTGTCTTTTCTTCTACTGCGTTGATAGTATCTTCCATATCTTGTAGTAATTGTGTCTTTTCATGTTCACTTAACCAACCATCTTCACCAATACCCTTTGCTTCTGCAGCTGCTAATCTTTGTGCAATTGTTGCAAGTTTAATTAAGTGGTCATCGTTTTTAACCGATACCTCAATTAAATCTTTTATGATAGGTGCAATCACAGTTGCTTCTCCTACATTACGAATAAGTTTTCTCAACGATTCAATTAACTCAGAAATGTTTTTCTTTTTGTTTTGTTGATTTTCGTATATATCTTTAAATAATGATGATAAATTTTTACCATCAAATAATTGAAATTCGTTTGACATTATATTATGTTGTTCTTTACTATATAATTATAAAGTTCCTGACTTATTAGTTGGTATCCTACGTCGTTGGGGTGTTGTGCAACTTTCATTGGGTTTGGAATTTTCTTTTCCCAAACATCTTCACCTTTAAAATTTTTCATTAACCACAATTCTAAAGATTCTTTTGCAAACCCCCAATATGTTGATTTATCAATTAAATGAGTGTTATCATCTTTTTTATCCAAATTTTGAATCATTAAATCAAATGCATCACACATAATATATTTTACACCATATTCATTTAACATATGTTGCAAATAAATTATATAGTTTTGATTTATTACATTATAATAATTTTGTGTAAATAAATTTCCTAAAAAGAATTTTTTATACTCAGCCAAAAAATTATTAAACTTTTTATCTCCATATGTGTATGATTCTGTAAACTTATGTGGTAAGGCTGCTAATTCCATTTGTCCCCAACTTATCCATTCACCTTTTGGTAAAAATGGAACATAATCTCTTAACGATGAACTCCACATGATAACAACAAAATCATCTTTATGAATCTTTCCATTTCTTAAATCATTTATAACCTCATTAAAAATAACATTATTTGCTTTACCACTCCATCCATTATTTACGGGTTCTAATCCTAATTTATTGGCAAGAATGTTTACCCAACTACTTTCATTTCTAAATAGTTGTAATTGTTTTCTGTCTTTAAATGATTGTTCAATGGGCCAATTGGTTCCTTCTCCTTCTGTCCAACTATCTCCGAATGCGTGTAGTTTCATTATTTGCTGATTAAAAATTTACCTAATACTAAATAATCCATATCACAATTATGAAATGTCCAAATAGCTTTTTGTGGGTCATTTGTCATTGTGTGGTCTTTTAAGTTAAATGATGTATTCAATAAAATAGGTGTTCCTGTTAGTTTTTCGAACTCCTTTAATAAGTCATAGTAAAGTGGGTTATCTTCTCTTTTAAGTGTCTGTATCCTTGCAGAATTGTCAACATGCGTTACTGACGGAATGTTTACATCCTTTTTAACTTTGACAACCTGATTCATATAGGGAACATCTTCTTCTGATAGAAAATACTTTTGATAATCTTCAATTGTAACCGATGGAGCAAATGGTCTAAACATCTCTCTCTTTTTGACAACCTTATTAATTCTATCTCTAATGTCGGATAAATGTGGATTACCTAATATAGAACGATTACCCAACGCTCTTGCACCAAATTCAGTTCTACCTTGAAACCAACCTATGATATTACCCTGTTCAATTAGCTTTGCAACTTCTTTACACAATGTCTGTTGGGTATCATGCATTATAACTTTACTTCTATGATTTTGTAATATAATTTTAAGTAATTCAGGACTACTCCACTCCTCACCTAAATATGGAGATTGATTATCACCACCTTTTACTTTTGGATTACCAAATGTTTGATGATAATGATATAAACATGCACCTATTGCAGAACCACTATCCGATGGAGCAAATGGAATAAATACATTCTTAATTGCTGTAAAATGTTTAATTTTACCATTGGCAGTTCCATTATATGCACATCCACCACCCAATACTAAATTCTCACATTCCCAAGTATTTGTAATTCTATTGATAATAAAGTATAATGCACTTTCATACCAACCTTGCAATGAAGCAGCTAAGTCTTTATGATGTTGTTCTATTGGTTCATCTTTGAAACGTGGAGGAAATCCAATTAAATCAATAAGCTTTTGATTAAACATATCATTATCGGATGTATGCCATGTAAAGTAAGACATGTCCATCTTTACGATGTCTATTTCACCACCGGTAGTAACAACTTTATCAAATATGTTATTATATTTTTGATTATCCCCATATGGTGCCAATCCCATTACTTTATACTCACCTTCGTTTGGTTTAAATCCTAAATAAGCAGTAAATGCTGAGTATATTAATCCTAATGAATGTGGAAAGTGTAGGGTTTGTATTTTGTGAAATCCCTTCTCATCACACATCGCTGAATATATAGTATGCGACTCACCAACTCCGTCAATTGACAAACCTATTGCTTTATCAAATGGTGATGTGTAGTAAGATAGTGCTAAATGTGAATGGTGGTGTAGTGAATATAAAATTTCTCCATCATATCCAATTGATTTCAATATTCCTTTTAAATTGCCTTCCGATTGATTCCATCTTTTTAAAAATTGTCTCCATTTCATTGGATATCTTAAACCACCCCACTTACCAATCGTTTCTCTAACTCTTTCGAATTTATCGTTTGGATTTTCATACCAACAAACCATATCAATTTCATCAATTGTTATTTTTGCGTATTCCAAACACCATTGGATTGCTTTAAACGGAAAAGAACTATCATGCTTTTCGCCGGATAGTTTTTCTTCTTCAATTGCACATATAACTTTACCATCTATAACTAATGCAGCTGCTGAATCATGGTAAAATGCTGATAGACCTAATTGTATCATATTTAAATTTT